GGTCAATGCGATCGTCGAGCTCGCGCGCCACGCGGACGACGGGCACACGTTCTACGCCTGGTACCTGAACCGGCGCATGACGCCCGAGTACAACGCGACGGACGCAGGCACGACCACCATCGCCTACGGGTTCAAGCCGACTTGGGATGAGGCGCTGGAGGATCTGCGCGAGGCGTGGGTGGAGCAGGTCGGGATCGGGAGGAGCGCATGACGCACGGCTCCCACTCCCTCGGCGCGAGGATCCGCGCCCTGAAGACCCTGGAGCCGGGAGCGCTGGGCGCGCTTGCCGCCGAGGCCGATCGCCTCCAGCAGCGCCTCGAGGACGCCGAGGCCCGCGAGCTGGTCCCAGGCCGCTGGTGGGCGGTAATGGCCCCGGACGGCTCGACACGGGCCAGCACCAGCGACGAGGACGAGGCCCGCGCGAACCTCCGGCCCGGCGACACGCTTCTGCGGCAGTTCGTCACCCCGACGCGCGAGGAGTACCGCGTCGTGGCGGCACCGACGACCGACCGCGGCGACGGTGACGGCAAGGTCTTCACGCACGGGTGACTCCAGGCGCGAAAAACTGGCCCCCACCCGAAGGTGGGGGCCAGGCTGGCAACGTATCCGATCCGATTCCTGTGGTGGCGGCGTCCCGCCGGGCCAGTTCGCTTCGGCTCCGTCGTGAGATCAGGATACCGCGAGGTGCGCAGTGTAGCGGGAGCCTCTGACGATCAGGCCTTGGGTGTGCTGGACAGGCGGATGCGGCGCAGCCACGCGTCGACGGCGGGGATGGCCATGATGCGCGCCAGGACCGCCGAGACGGCCGCGCACACGGTCAGGACGCCGGCCAGGAGCAGGCCCAGCCAGGGCGGCAGGACGATGCCGTTCCGCTCGACCTCGTCCAGGACGATCTGCACGACGGCCGGGATGACCACGAGGGCGGTCAGCACCTGCGGCAGCCATGCCTGAACGAACGTCCGCGCGGTGGCCCGCGTCGGGAACGCGGACTGCGACGACACGATGGTGGTGGACTCGGGCTGTGGCTCGAGGTGGCTCATGGTCAGCCCTCCAGGGGGATGGTGATGGTCTCGGGCAGGGCGTCGCGCACGGCGCTCTCGACGGCAGCGACGACCAGCGCGGGGTCGACGCCGACACTCGTGGCGAGCGTCTCGATCGCCGCGGACTGCGCGCGGTTCGCGGCTACGAGCGCGTTGACGTCGGCCTCGGTGCGGCGGTCGACGATGAGGTCCCGTCGGACGCCGTCAACGATGTCGACCTGCTGTTCCCCGTCGGTGAACTTGCGCAGGAGCTTCGCGTGAAGCTCGTCGAGCTGGGCGGCCTGCGCGGTGGTCAGGGTCATGTCGTCCTCCTGGGTGGTTGTGCTGAGGAGCGCGGCCCTGCGGGCTACGTCGTCGAGGCGGGGCAGCAGGTAGGGTCCGGGGCACGCCGTGGCGATCCCGTACTCCTGATGCCCTCTGAGGTTGGCGCGGACGGGCGCGAACCCGTACCGCCGAGCGAGGTCGGCGTACAGGCGGATCAGAGTCGACATCGCCGCGGCGGAGATCCGCCACTCGGGGGCGCCGGTCTCGTTCTGGATCTCGACGGTGATCTTGTCGTCGTCGTTCGCGTAGGCGGACGTGGTCCACGCGCGGAACTCCTCCGGCACCGACCCGATGAGGGACCCGCTGTTCCGAATGATGTAGTTCGCTGATGCCGGGTCGTTCGAGGTCACCAGGCGGTAGATGCCTGCGTCGCTCGTCGCGGCGTGGTGGTGGACGTTGAGGCCGTTGATCCGGACGCCGACGGGGCGGGCGGACCACTTGTTGGCGCCCTGGTACTTGCCCGTGGGCGGCATCCTCTCGTCGGTCAGAGGCGAGTAGGTCACGGTCACACGTCTCCTTGGGTTACTGGGTACCGATGGTCCGTTCGGTCCGGTACGATGGGTCCATGAGTTCCTACAGGTACCAGGGCGTCCCACTGACCCCGACCGTGTTCGCCAGCCTCACGCGCGAACTGTTCCCCGAGGGCACGACGATCGCGCGGATCGAGCTGATCAGGTCCGTGCTGGACGAGCACGAGAAGCGCGGCGGCCTGCCGAGCCGCGGCGTCATGGTCAGTGCTGCGAAGAAGGCCCTGGCGATGCTGGCTGATGCTGGAGAGGCAGAGCCGATCGCGCGCGGATACTGGCGCATCACGCCCGCCGTCAGCCCGGTGGCGATCACCGAACCCGTAGTCTTCGGCTCCGGGCCGGAGGCCGTGTACGTCTACTACTTCCCGGCGTACCGCGACCAGGCGGCCTATCTCCAGCGCGACAGTTGGCCGATGAAGATCGGCATGACCAAGGGTGAGGTCTCGCTGAGGATCAAGGACCAGTGCGGGACTGCGATGCCCGAACTGCCCATCGTCGGGATGATCTTCCGGACGGAGAATGCCGCCAACGCTGAGCGCCTGCTCCACTCGACGTTGCACACCCGCGGGCGCCATCTCTCCGGCCCGGGCAAGGAGTGGTTCCTGACCAGCGTCGCCGAGGTCCGGGACATTCTCGACTTCGCCGCCGGTTCATTCGCTGGCAGGTAGCCCGACCCGACATGGTCCGTCGGTGGTCGACGTGGCACCGTCGGTGTAGGTGATGAGCCAGGAGCCATCCTCTTGGCACGTCACCGACTGGACGCCTCGCCCGTCCTGGCCTGCCGGGCCTGCTGGCCCCTGCTCGCCATGCACGCCCGGTGGGCCGGGTACGGTGGAGTCCGCGCCTGCTGGGCCTGCCGGTCCCATCGGGCCCGGCACTGTTGAATCCTGGCCGGGCTCTCCAGTCGGGCCGGGGACGGTGGAGTCCTCGCCATCCTCGCCCTTGCACATGCCAGCTTTGCACCAGTCGTCTACGGCTGCGGCGATCTGCGCCGCCGTCGGACCTGGCCCGGTGCGGCCCTGAGCGCCCTGCACGCCGGCCGGGCCGCGCTCGCCCTGCGGCCCCGGCAGAGCCTCCGCTGGCACGTTCTCCGCGACCTCGTCGGCCTGGTCGCACAGGTCCCGGCCGTCGATGCGCAGCTCGCCGTTGGTCTCGCACTCGGTCTGCACCTGCTGAGCCAGGGACGCCGCGGACGTCTCGGCGGTCTCGGCCCGCAGTTGGAGGTCGTGCCACACCAGCAGGACCAGCGCCAGGCCGAACAGCAGGACGAGCACCCAGGCGACGTTCCATGCGAACCGGCGGCGCGGCTCACGCGCGACCTGCTCGGCCTCTTCCACGTGCGTCACGTCGTGCCTCCCTGGGCTGGGCTACCGAGCTCGTACAGGCGGCGGTACTTCGCCGCCTCGTCCTCGGCGGCCCACTTCGCTCGCCGGGCGTCCTCGTACAGCGTGGTCAGCGCATCGACCTTCGCCGTGAGTTCGCCGATCTCGCGGGCATGGCTCGCCTTGGCCGATGCGATGGCCTCGGCGGTGCTCTGTTGCACCTCGGCGATGTGGTTCTGGTACTGCCTGCGGTCGGCGAAGTTCTGCCGCAGCAGATACCCGATGACGACGACCAGGACGCCGGCGACGCCCGCGGTGCCGAGTAGTGGGTCCACGTGGCCCCCTTCGATCGTGGGGGTCAGGCGGCCTCGGCGACGTCGTGCACGAGGGTGAGCCACAGGTTCGAATATGGGCCGTCGACCATGGCCCAGTGGCTGGGGTTGTTCAGGTCGAGCGGGCCGACGCCGATCTTGTAGAAGCGCATGCGGACGATCTCGCCGCCGTTCGAGCAGCCGACGAAGATGCCCAGCCCGGTCAGCGTCTCGTCGGAAGCCGCCGTCATCGCCACGACAGGACCGTTGGGGACGTCGGTCTCGGAGTTGATCAGCTTGATCTCGAGGTACCCGGAGGAGTCGATCGTGGGCGGCGTGCTGGTGTCGATCAGGCCGATCGTGCTGTGCTCCGGGTCGATGTGGTACTCCGGGCGGGGGCCTGGGTTGGCCGTCGTGCCGGGGTACAGGCGGATGCAGGCGCCGGAGACGAGTGCGGTCATTGGGCTGCTCCTCGGTATGTCATGGACAGGTGTACGGCCCCGGTGAACGTGGCCGTGTTGCAGCGCACCTGCAGTTCCCCGGTCGGCTGGACCGCGACACGGAAGATCGTCGTCGCGGTGCCGGTCATGCTCGGCTGGATGAAGATGATCGTGGCGTCCGGCACGAACTCTGCGGGGATGTCGCCCACCGCCAGCGGAGTGTTCAGGGCGTTCGCCGCGCCCCAGTTCGTCGAGGGCGTGATGGCTCCTTCCCAGAACACGGTCTCGCCAATACGCGTCACGTCGAGCGTGGACGCGGTGAACCCCGACTCGAGGAGCCCTGCGAGGCCCGTCGGCCCGATGGTGCGGAAGTCGCCGACGTCGATCAGCGCGCCTGCCTGGATGGCCATGGTCGGCTCCTATCGCGGGTAGAAGGAGGGCTCGGCCAGCGCCACAGCGGCCCCGGCAGAGTGCGCCTTGACGACGCCGTTCACTGACCGGGTGACGGTCATGGTCGTGCCGACGACATTCGTCACGGTCATGAGCTCGCCGCCGATCGTGATGTCGTAGTCGCCGTCTGCGTGCGTCCAGGACAGGTCGTCCGGCACCGTCAGCGACAGGGACGTACCGGTCGTGGTGACGGACGACGTCAGCACCGTGCCGGCCGCCGACCAGCGGTGCTGCGGGTGGTTCCAGTACCCGACCTTGTAGGGCCGGGCCGGTACGCAGGTCCAGGTGAGCCGGACGTGCAGCGGCGTGACGTCGACCTGGACGCCCATCACCAGGACGTCCACCGACGTCGGCGGGAGCCACGTCGGCGGGTTGGTGATCACCAGGCGGTCGCCGGGTGACAGGGACAGCACCTCCCGGGTCAGCACCGAGTTCGCCAAGAGCGTCGGGTGCGCCAGGTCGACGCCGAGCGTCGGGTAGCGGCCCTCGTCCCACGTCCCGACGTGCACGGCCCAGTCGGCGTGCCGGTCAACCATGTCGTCGGTGTTGAGGTTCAGCGTCAGGGACTCTTCGTACAGGCCGACGCCGTCGGGCGGGGCCAGTGTCGACAGCGCACCCGACGTCGCCTCGGAGACGGCCCGTGCACCGCGCGGGGTGTCCACCGTGACGCGGTTCCTGGTCAGCGCGTCGTCGTCCGACGGCTCGAACGGGATGACGATGTTGTCCGTGTACGGGATGGTGACCGGAGCCTGCGACCCCGTCGAGTGAAGGCGCCTCATCCGCAGCCCGAGAGCGACCGGGTTGTCGTGCAGCAGCCCGCCGTCAGCCGCCGCCGCGTCTTCCACCACGGCCAGGAACGTGTCCGAGGGCTGCGGACCCATCGGGACGGCGCCCGAGTCCCGCCCGCGGGCGTACAGCACGATGTCGTGCTCAGAGCACAAGCGGGAGATGCGGTCCCGCGACGACTCGCCCTGGTAGCCGTTCAGGATCTCGACCGGGACGTCGTGCACATTGGAGGTCGACGACTCGACCGTGAGGTGGCCGATCGCGACGTCCATGTCGTTGCGGTTCGGGTTGAACAGCACGCTGGTGCAGCGGCCGAAGCCAGTGCCTACCAGCGTCCCGGTCAGTTCCAGACCGAACCCGGACGTGCCATCCACGGACACGCGCCAGTCGGTATCTGCGCCATCCTGCGTCAGCTCGATCGAGACGCGCACGTCCCGGTCCTCGACATCCCAATCCGTGGTGGTCGAGTCGAACAGCTGCACGCCGTCAGAGTCACGCCCGAGGAACCGGAGGTGCCCCGGGGTGGCCCCGGTCAGCAGCGTCACCGACTCCAGGCCGAAACTCTGCATGTGGACCTCGCAGATGGTCTGCGCCGAGGACCACCCGGAAGACGGCTTGTGGAACAGGAACCGGGCCTGCACCTGGTCGGTGTCCGCGTACGCGGGGACACGGAAACGCACCCTGGTCGTACGGAGCACCGGGAGCGGCTTCGACCCGCCGAAGCCCGCGTAGGAAGCCCGGTCGGGCGCCCCGACCCATCCCGCGCGGGTGCCGCGGATGGCCGGCGCGAACGAGTCGGCGTCCTCCCCCTCCTCCATCGGCCAGTACGCCTTGATGTACGGGTTCGCCGCGGTCGTGATGGCGCGGTAGATGGGCGAGTCGATCGGCTGCGCACCCTGGCCCAGGCGTCGCGTGACGCCGGACGCCTCGACGTTGGTGAACGCCGACGGCGCGCCCTTGCGGTCCCACTCGATCGGCCACTCGGCGACCTCGGCGACGGCGAGCGTGTGCCGGTTCGTGACCGAGGAGTTGGTCATCGTCCACGTGTTGCCCTGCACGTCAGCGAACGTGGCAGCGCCAGTGACGGCCAGGTCGGAGATGTTCCGCGACGACACGAGCGTGCCGCCGATGCCGTTGCGGATCTCCCAGCCGTACACCCGCACGGGCGGCGTCCCGGCAGCGCTGTACGTGTTCTTGCCGATGGTGGTCTCGGCCGTCGAGTTGAAGATGCTGGTCGTGCCAGCCTGCACGACGTCCTCGCCGAGCTGGATCCACGTCGCGGCGAGGTCGTCCGCGTAGTAGAACCGGATGGTGCGCCCGCTCGCGCCGTTGTTCACGTCCAGGGTGACGCGCAGCGCGATCTCGCCCGCCCACGGCGGGATAGACGCCGTGGACCTGGCGGGAGACAGCAGCGTCACGCCGTCGGTGGACCAGAAGAACGCGAGCGTGCCGTCCTCCTCGAAGCGCCACAGGTAGGAGCGCTGGTTGCTCGTCGTGACGTACTTGGAGACCACGTCCATGCTGGACGCCCACGAGTCCCGGCGACCGTGCCACCGCAGATCGATGTCGCCCGTGATGGACAGAGCCGCCGTGTCCGGTGTGGTCGCCCACGCCGCGACGGATTCCTCGAAGTTCAGCCACGGGGCACCGAGCGCGGCCGTCGCGCGGGCCGGGGTGTTGCGCCCGATCTTCCCGAACAGCGGGGAGTTCGGGTTGCGCGGGCTGTACTTGCCGTCGCCGTTCTTCACCCGGAACTCGAGCGACGACACGTCAGCCGTGCCGCCCTCGGACCGGGCGCCGTGCGCGACGCTCACACCCTCCTGGTCCAGGTCGGTGCCGACCGAGTTCCACACGCCGTCGTACTCGAGGTCGACGCCGAGAAATCCTGTCGGGAACGGGCTCTTCACCATCAGCCCCTCCCCAGGACAGCCTGCACGGAACCTCCGTTGATGCGGATGCGCTTGCGGAGCTCGTTGATCAGGGCGTCGACGATCGGGTCCCCCGTGGCCTCGAACGAGACGACGATCGGTGCCGCGGCGGAACTCGAACCGCCGCCCGACGACGTGGGCGCGACCAGGGCAGCGAGACGTCCGCCCGCCCGCGACGCGGAGACGCCCAGCACGCCCATATCGGTGCCGGACACGACACCCGCGACGTCGCCGAGCGTCTTCTTCAGCGCAGGGATCTCGTTGCTCAGGCCCTTGCGCAGGCCGGTCATGATCCAGCCGCCGTTCTTCACCAGCAGCTTCAGGTCCACCGACTTCGGGCCCTTGTGGTCGGCGATCCACTGGCCGATGCCGCCGATGAAGTTCTGAACCTCGGCGTACTTGGCCTTCAGCCCCGACAGGAACCCGGTGATGATCGAGATGCCCGCAGCCACGAGCTTGCCCGACAGGTTGCCGAGAGCGCTCGCCACACGATCGGGGACGCCCTTGATCCAGGCGATGATCTTGCCCCAGTTGGTGATGATGATCCCCAGTGGCGAGAACCGCCACACGGTCTTGATGACCTCGAGCGCACCACGCAGGAACCCGGCAACCTTCTCCTTGCCGGCCTGGAACGCGGCGACGATCGACGCCCAGACGACCTTGATGATCGGTAGCGCCGTGTTCTGCCACCAGCTCGTCACGGACGAGATCGCGACCTTGATCCCAGCCCACGCGCCCTTGACGATCTTCTGCCCGAGCTTCGTCTTCGTGAAGAACCAGATCAGCCCGGCGACGAGCGCTGCGATGGCGATGATGATGAGGCCGATCGGGTTCGCCGACATGGCGATGTTCAGGGCGACCTGCGCGACGGCGGCGGCCTTCTGCACGATCGCGATGGCCGTCAGCACGCCATTGAGCACGATGAGGCTGCCGGCCACGACAGCGATTGCCCCCGCGACGGCGAGGAGCACGCCGGGGTTCGCCGCGAACGTGTTCGTGATGGACTGGATGACCGGCGTGACCTTGTTCAGGATGGGCAGCAGGATCGCGCCGACGGACTCGGAGATGTTCTCGAACGCGGCAGCGATCTTGTCCGACGACTTCGCTGACGCGGCGGCCGTGCCCCCGACCTGCTTCTCGACGGCGGCCAGGATGATGCCCTGCGCCTGGCTGGCCTTGCCAGACTCGACGAGGGTCTTGATCTTCTCCTTCTCCTTGGCGGTGAAGGAGACGCCGACCCGGGACAGCGCGGAGATGCCCTTGATCGGATCCTGCAGCGCCTTTCCGAGCCCGACGGCGTTCGACTCGACCGTTCCGAAGCCAGCGGCGGCCAGGTCGACCGACGCCAGCGTGGCGCGGTCGAACGCGCCGCCGGCTTTGTCCGCACTAGCCGCCACGGCGGAGAACGTCCCGAGCTTGGCCTGCGCGTTCTTGATGAGGACGTCATCGACGCCCGTGAGCGCCTCCTGCGCCTCGGCCAGCTTCAGCACACGGTCGGTGGCGGCACCCTCGCCCATGTTGCCGAGGATGTTCTTCACCTTGTTGTTCGCTGAGGCGACTTCCTCGGCGGCCATCGCGGCTCCGGCGGCGCCGGCCGCGAGCCCGGCGAGGCCCACCGTCGCGACGCCGGCAGCCTTGCCGACCTTGTCGCCGAACGTGGCGACCGTCTTCTGCGCCTGGCGGGCGTCAGCGAGTATCGCGATCCTGATTGGACCAGCCAACAGTCAGCCCTCCCTCTGGCGCTCGGCCACGTTGATTACCTGCGGCGGGATGCGACGTCGAGCACGGCGGAGCGCTGCGACAGCGTCAGGGCCATGAACTGCTCGACGGTGTAGGACAGCCCGGAGGCCATGACGAACTCCGCGAACTCGCGGTCGCGCTCGACGACGGCGCCCTCGTCGTCAGGGTCGGCGGCGTTGTCGGCGTCGGCGAACTTCTCCTGCAGGTCGCCCATGGGCATCCCCATCGACTGCTGAAACGCCTCCTTGTCATACCCGCCCCCCTGCGTGCCCGCGTTCTCACGGCGCAGGTGGATGAAGTACAGGGCGCGGAGCAGCATGACCGGGTCTTCCGAGAGCTCATCGAACCGCTGGTTGAAGCGCTGCCGGATCGCGATCTGGTCGAACCCGGTCAGGGAGTTGACCAGATCTTCAGCCTTGAGCAGGTCAGGTCCGGGCTCGACGTCGTCCACGTCCAGGTAGGTCACGGTCTCAGCGGTCACGGTTGAGTCCCAATCGTTCGATGATTCGGTCAATTCCTGCGTCGAGCATGTCCACCGCACGGGGCGACAGCTCGGCGTCGGCCTTCTGCATGAACAGGGCCCCGGTGATGTTGCGTGCGGGCCAGCCGTAGTTGATCGCTCCCGCGTACGGCACCCGGGCGCGGCCGGCCGTGATGACCGCCTTGTTCTTCGCGCGGTTCCCACGGAGCGTGTCCCGCAGGCGGCCGGTGCGCACCGGAGCGAAGGAGGACGCCAGCTCGGCGCCCTCCTTCGCAATCTCGCCGAACACGTCCTTGAGGTCGTCGACCTCGGCGCCCAGCTTCTGCAGGTCGCGGGTGAGGGCGTTGAGCCCTTGGACCCGGACACCCTCACCCCCGGCCATCAGAGCGACACGACCTCGACGGTCACACTGGTCACCCCGGAGTAGGTCCAGGAGACCCGGCCGGTGGCGGGGTCGGTGAACCGGGCCTTGCGCTCATGGGTGAGCACGATGTACCGCGACGCGGCTGCCGCGATCGAGAACGCAGGGTCGGGGCCGAAGGTGACGCCGGTACCCTCGGGCGCGACCGACGTCGGGTCGTCGAGGGTGACCGTGATCGAGGACCCGCCACCGTTGGTGATCCGGATCACCATGAGCGACGAGTTCGGGACGACATAGTTGCCGGTCGCGTCGGCCGCGTTCGAGACCGGGACGCCCGGGATGGCACTGGCAACGGCGTTCAGCTGAGTAGCCATCAGGCGACCGTCCTTACTGGCTTGGCGAGGCACTGCCATTCGACCTCGGTGACCTGACGGGCAGACGGCGAAGCGTTGGCCTCGCCGCCGAGCACGTCGCCGTCCGGGTCCTTGACCGTGACAGTGGCGGTGAACTTCGGCTGTGACGCGGTGGGGACGCCGCCGACGGGCATGCCGTTGGGCCACAGATCCACCGGCAGGTCCGAGCCGCCCTGGGTCCACATGATGTTCCAGATGGTTCCCGACGCGGTGTTCTGCTTGAGCGTCAGGGCGAGGAAGTAGTCCCGCGCCCCGCCCGCTGCGGCCTGCGAGAACGACACGAAATCGCTGTCCGTCTCCGCACTGGTGAACTTCGCGGTGGACACCGAGTCGGTGCAGTTCAGGCTGTCCACGAACAGGACGAGCTTCCGCTTGTCGACGTCAGTCATGGGCTTATTCCTTTCTCGTCCTACGAGGACAGATCGAGCGTTACGGACAGAGCGAGGACGAAGACGGTCCCGGGGGTGGAACCGCCCGTGAGGAGCTGCTGCGGCTCCACGGACACGTCGGCGGCGTACAGGTTCTGCACGCACGCCAGCAGTGGCACGGTGAGCTCGTCGAGCTTCGTGTCAGCCAGCGCCTCATCGGAACCGAGCACGACGTACGCGGACAGCACGGCCGTGTACTCGGTGAGGAACTGGCCGGGCGTGACGCGGCCCACCGTCACGAACGCGTCACCGAGCCGGAGGTTGCCCGGGACCGGGTGCGCGACACAGGTCACGCCGGGCAGGGTGGAGACGGCCGCGGCGAGAGCGATGCGGGCTTCGACGAGGTTCACGCGAGGAGCATCTTCCGGTGCGGGCTCTCGAGCCGGATCACTTCGGGGTCAGTCCGCGGCACGCGCACGGCACTCGTGCCACCCTCGAACGACGTGATCTGTGCGATCGGGACGGCGCGGGCCGCGAGGTTGCGCGCCACGCGCCGCTTGAGCGCCTCTGCGAGGTCGGGCGGGTAGTTCGGCGGGATGTCGCACACGTTCGCCTGCGCGGCACGCTCGGCTGTCAGCGCCTCCTGGATGGAGGCGTCCGACATGCTCGTGCCGCCGTTCGTGTTCAGGTACGCCTTGACGTCGTCGAGGTCCGGGATTCCGGACTCCGGTACCGGCGCGGAAGCCTGCGCGGTGAACGCCTCCACGCCCACCACGTCGCCGGTCACCGACATCACAGCCAGCCAGCGGCCGGCGGCGTTGAGAACCTTGCTGGCCTCGTACACGCCGTCGGTCTCGGTGACTGCGGGTGTCGTCGTGGCGCCCGCGGGGTCGGTCACCGTCGCCGTGACGGTCACGGTGCCCTCGACGGCGACGGCGAACTCCCAGGTGTCCCCGACGTCGAACCGGCCGTCGACCTCCGTCGTCCGGGTGATGCTCACGGCAGCGCGCCCTCAGGCCCCTCGCCCTCGGGCGTGGTGTTGGCAGCCGGCTTGCGCGAGCTCACGCCACGCTTCTCGCCCGGAGCGCGGGTGGCCCGCTCGACACGGTGACGGCCCAGGACCCTGACGGGCTCCGCCTCGAACAGCCCCGGGTTGTCGCGGACGATGGGTGCGGACGAGTCCCACGCCTGCCCGCGGGTGAGGTTGAGGATGTCACCCTCGACACCGACGGCACACGTCTGCTTGACGTACACAACGGACATGACGAACTCCTTGCTCTCGGGCTACCGGGGTGGTGCGGTGGGGCCACGCGATGTGGCCCCACCGCGACGACGGCTCAGGACCCGTTGTCGGACAGGGCGCGGAAGCCCTTGTCGTTGATCGAGTCGGAACCGACCCGGGCCCACGCGTACAGGCCGCGCTGACCGTTCGGCAGGTTGTTCGCCGTGGCGAACAGGTGCGGCACGAGCTCGACCGACATGCCGGCGCGCTGCGCGATGAGGAAGTTGCTGAAGTCACCGACGATCAGGAACGGCTTCACGTCGGTCGCGAACGCCGAGATGACGTAGTCGTTGTTGATGAACTTGCGGCCCTTCAGGACCGAGACACCCTCAGCGGTGAAGTCGACCGTGAACGAAGCCTCCGCGCCCGACCCGAGCTGCTGGATCGCGTTGTTGATGACCGTCGAGGCCATCCAGGTCGCGTTGGCGCGGTACCGCTCGGGCAGAGCGGCCCAGAGGCCGTTGACGTCGGCCGCGGCGAGGACGTTCGTCGTCGCCGTGTCGACCTCGGAGGCGGACCCGTCGAGCGCCACCGTGATACCGGTCGGCTGACCCGAGCCGGTACCGATGGTGAACTTGTCGACCAGGAGCTCCGAGTACCCCGAGGCGAGGAGACCGTTCATCTCCGCCGCGAACCCCGGGTAGTCCATCCCGACCTCGATGCTGTAGGGGATGAAGCCCTGCGCCTTGTGCACGGCCACGCTGGGCTGCGCCAGGGTCGGCTGGTCGTTGGAGACCTCAGCGGACTCCGCGTCGAACGACCAGCTGACACCGGCCGAGCTGACGCCCTTCCACGTGTCGGTGGTGATCGTCTCCACGCGGGAGATCTGGAAGAACGGGTTCGACGAGCCCTGCGCGTCGAGGACGATCGTCGGGTCGATGAGGACGGGCACGCCGTACCCGCCGTCCGCGTCGGTCGTGATGTTCATCGCACGGAACTCGTTGAACTGCTGAACCGCGCGACCCTCCTCGGGGGTGAGGACCGGGTTCGGCTGAACGGTCAGCTTCATGAACGCCGACCGGTACGCCTCCGACTCGGTGACGAGCAGGCGACGGGCGATGTGCCCACCGTCCGTGTTGCGGCCCTGCTGGCGGAGCAGGCTCTCCGCCTGCACCTTCTGCCGCTCGTTCAGGTGACCGTTCAGGTCCCGCGAGTCGAGCGCCTTGAGCGCCTTGTCGCGAGCCTCGCCACGCGTCATGCGCGTCGGGTCATCGCCCGGCTCGAAGGGCTCGATGCGGCGCATGACCTGCACGCCGCCCGTCGCCCCGTCGCCGGACTCGGCCTGACCCGGGCGTGCCATGGCTGCGCGGATCTCCTCCACCTTGCGCGCGCGCTCCTCGAGCGGCTTGGCCGCCTCGGTGAGTGTGTCCCACTCCTCGATGAGGGCGGAAAGACGGGTCTCGTCCTCCTCGGTCAGGGCCGCCTCGGCCGTACCAAGGGTCTCGATGTCGGGCTTGATCTCGGCGAGCCGAGCCCGAATCTCCTTCAGGGTCTTCATGATGTCTCCTTCAAGACGCGTTGGTGTGGAGACGCTGGCGCGCCTGCCACTGGAGATACCTGGCTCGCGAGGGGCTGGGCGGCTCGTTGGAGCCGGGCGCCGTAGTCGCATCAGGGGCGGGCTGTGCCGGGGTCGCGAGGCCCTCATCGAGAGGGGAGCGGAGGCCGTGCATAGCCCTGAACCCAGCGAGTGACCTGACGAGGTCCTCGTTGGAATCTGCGTCGCGCTGCTGCGCGCGTTCGATCATCCAGTCCGTGCCGGAGCGCACTCCGGCCGTGGCTTCGGGGTTCGCCGGCCACGTCACGGGTCCCGCCTCGAAGAGGCTGACCTCGGTCACGCTTCGCTCGGGCAGCCCCTGCGGGTTGTAGTCCGACTTCTCCGGCTCGTGGTCCCACGACTCGGCGGTCACCTCGAACATGAACGAGCTGCCGTAGGCGCCGGCGCGCAGGCCCGGCAGCAGGTCACGGTTGTAGGAGGTGTCCAGGAGCCCGGCCTCGAGGTGCGGGGAGTCGTCCCGCTCCTCGAGGACTTCGGGGACGCCGAGAACCTTGTCACCGATGTGGTAGTCGAACCCGTGGTTGAACAGCACCTTGACGTTCGACCCGTTGCGGGCGATGGTCCGCTTGAACGCACCGCGTACGGTCCGCTCCAAGAACCGGCCCTCCCAGTACGAGTCGATTTCGTACCAGGTGTCGAACAGGCTGAAGTCAACGTCCAGGGTCGCCAGGCGGCCATCGGTCGGCGCCTCGGCGGCCTCACTTTCGGCGCGCGCAGGGCGCAGGCCCGGCGTGGCGATGCCCGACCGGATCACGTGTAGCCCGCGGATGGACCTCATACCTGCTCCTCTTCGGTGTCGGGCGCGTCCTTCGGTGCGCCCTCGTCTGACTGCTCGTCGTCGTCGGGCGGTGGTGGGGTGTCGGATTCTGGAGCGTCTTCCACGCCCTCCGTGTCGAGCTCCTGGAGCTGCACCGAGAACTTCCCCGTGTGCTTCAGCAGGGACCAGTCCTGAGCGATGACAGCCGTCGTCACCGACTCCGGCTTGTACCCCGCCTCGACGAGGGCCCGGATCGTCTGCCCCTCCGTCGACTGGATGTCTGCGAGATCCTTCGTGTCCTCACGCAGAAACGCGATGTCGCGGTCGTCGTACCAGAGCCGGTGCTTCGGCGGGACCTTCACGATCGACGCCAGCGCCGCGCACGCCGAGCGCCACATCGGGCGAAGCGCACCGTCCGCGACGAGCCGGCGCACAGCGGAGAAGTTCCCCGCGTTCAGCGACGAACCAGCGAGGCCCTCCGACAGGAGCAGGATCACAGCACCCATGCCCGACACCGACGCGATTCGCGTCTCGCCGGCTCCCTGAGTCGCCTTGAAATCGAGCTGCTTCAGGTCGGCACCGACGATCTTCGCGTCCGCGCCACCACCCAGGAACAGCGGCTCGTACGCGTTGTGCACGCCCTGGTGAGCCTCGCGAAACGCCTTCACCCACGCCTTGAACTTCTCCTCGGTCACCGACTCGCCGAGCGTCAGGACCGTCTGGAGCGTCGCGCCGTTCTCGAAGAACTTCAGCTTGTGGGACGTCGCAGCCTTGTCCGCCTGGATCTCCTCGATGATCGGGGAGAGCCACGACATGCCGCGGTACTGGGCGTCCGGGTCGGGGATCGGTGACCAGTGCACGATCTCCTCGACCGTGAACAGCTCCGGCTCGGCGCCACTCCCTATACCACCCGGGTAGTACGCGTACCCGACGACATCCGAAGCGACCGCAACCGCAGGCGCCGCCGTGAGGATGATCTGCACCCAGTCCGGGCGCAGGCGACGCAGCCGGGTCGGCTCGCGCAACACGTACGCGTTCCCCGCAAGGTCCGCGTCCTGGATCATGCGCGACAGGAGCTCACCCGTCGTGCCATTCGGCCACGGGTTCTCCAGAAGACGTAGCGCCGCGGCGCCCTTGAGCTTCCCAGGGCGCCCGTCTTTCATCTCCTGGAAGCAGAAACGCGCCTCTGAGAACAGGTTCCGACGCTTCTCCATCGCCGCGAACACGACCGTGTTGCGCTTGAACGCGCCGTTGATGTACCCGACGAAGTCGTTTTCGATCCGCTCAGACTCACTGTTCGTGTTCGAGCCGCCGATGATCGGGTACTGGTGGCCTGCATACGCGAGCTGCGCCGCATAGTCGCTGACGCTGAAACGCTTCTCTGGGCTCTTGCCTCGTAGGGCAGTCCACAGGTTGGTCACGTCGCGTCCTCCTTGATCTGGACGAAGAAGAGAGCGACGACGAGCAGGACCAGACCGGCAGCGCCCATGCCCCAGGCGCCGAACAGCCACGTCGCGGCGACAACGAGCAGGACCAGGGCCACGGCAACCAGGACGACAGCCTCGATGCGTGTCATTTCAGGAACCACCCCCATCGCTGTAGCCGAATGCGAACCAGGGGGCTGCGTCCTCTTCGACCGGCTCGCGGGCCGCGCGTGCCGCCCACGAGGTGGCCTCGAGCATGGTGATATCGCCGCCGTTCGGCGCCCAGACGCGGCGCTTGCCGATGTACCGCCAGCCAGCAGAAGCCACGGCGTCGTTCAGTTCGTCGTAGTCGCCGTGCTGGTAGTTGCCGTCGCGCAGGCCGTCGTAGACGTCGCTGCAGATCAGGATGTAGTCCTCGGTCGTGCCCTCGATGACGCGTACCCCGGCAGCCTTCAGGGGCTCGATCAGGGACGCGGCCGGGCCCTTGGTGTCGATTCCGACCGGGATGTCGTGCTCGAGCGCGATGCGCTTGACGTCGTCGAAGATCCACGGCCCGAGCCGGTCGCGCCGGACCGCCGCGAGATGCGTCCCGGCGACGGCGCCGATCGACGCCCACAGCCGGTCCGGGTCGATCGCGACACCGATCGCCTCCGGCACGGGCGGCCGGATCATGCTCACGCGCGCCTTCCACATGTCGGCCGCGATTGCCCCGCCGAGCGTGGCCGGCTGCTCGCCGACACCCATCCGCTCACGCAGGTACATCTCCACGATCTCGGCCATGGCCCGGCGCTCCGACTGCACGTACTCCCAGCTGATCGACGGCGGCGACGAGCGCTCCATGCTCGGGTTCGCCAGCTTCACCAGTTCCGGGTCGTCGCAGATGCAGCCCGGCAGTCCCAGCGCGTGGGTGCAGTCAGGGTCCTGGCACGACGGCTGACCGAAGACCGGCTTCCCGTCCTCCTCGCCGATGACCCGGATGACCGACCACTCCGCGTACACCATCCGCGGCTCGTCGGCCAGGCCCAGCGATGCGGCCCTGCCACGAGCCATCACGCCGCGCTGATAGGCGCTCATGGCGTGCGGCGCCGACGACAGCCCGGTGATCTGCGCGTTCGGCCGGGTGCTCATCGTCGGCATGAACGACCCGACATGCGCCGGCTCCACCGCGAACAGCTCGTCGAGGTTGATGTCGTCGGCCGACATCGCCTGGCCGCCCTTGCCGGTTCGCGCCCTGAACACGATGCGGCAGCCCGTGGTGAACTCGATCGACTTGTCACCCTTGCCGTGAGTCAGCCGCTTGATCCGGCGGCTCAGCTCGGACGACCTGTCGATCAGCTTCTCGAACTCGATGAACGCCTCGTCGGTGGCGGAGTCCCGGTGCGCGGTCCAGATCTGCGTCGGCCGCTTCAGCAGCACGCCCTTGCCGAGGCCCTGCAGGATCAGGAACCCCGTCTTGAGGTTCTGCCTCGACGCGAC